TGCTTGCGCCCGGCGGCGATGCCCCGGCGCGGGTCGCCCTTGGCGCGGCTGCGGCCCCGCTTGTCGCGCTTGGCTTCGACGGTGAGCTGCCGGGCATCGAAGCGGGCCAGCCGGGTGAAGCGTACCCTGGCGGAAATCACGGCCACGCCGTCTTCCCCGGCGGGCCTGAATTTGAGGTTGTCCTTGATGTAACTGGCAGGCAGGTTGTAGCGCTGGGAAAGATCGCGCGGGGCTTCGCGCATCACATCCAGCGCCACATCGGTGGCCGCATCCCGGGCGGCCTTGTGCAGCACAGCCGGGACGGCGCGCAGCCGGGCGGAGGCGGATGCAAGCGCATCGGCGCCGCTGATCTTGAGCACGGACTTGAAGCGGCTCATGCGGGCCTCACGATCCAGCAGTGGGGGCGGCCCTTGAGGGCGGCGTCCAGGGTGTAGCTCTTGCGCTCGGCGAGGATGTAGAGATCATCCCCCTGAGCCGGGGGCGGGTTCGGGGAGGCTGCCAGGGGGAATTCGACGGCGGAGACGGTGGCCGGGTATTGGCCGTAGTCGCCTTCGATCTGCAGGCGGTGGTCGAGGATGACGCGCACCGGCTGGCCGCGCAGGGTGGCCGCCTGGGCCAGGGGGCTGGCGAACAGGGCGGCATCAAGGCGGGCTTCCAGGTCGGGAAAGTCCATCAGGCGCATCCGTCAAAAAGAGGTGCGGCCATGTTCGCAAGCGCGCCAGATGGGCGCCTTACGGTGGATGTCAGGGAGGGGACGGGCCGGGAAATCATCGGCCCATGGTGCCGAGTCGGGCGTCCGGTTTTTAGGGGGAAAACCGGAATTTATGGAGGGACGAATGAGTGCGCAGCAGTCCAGGGTGGCGGTACTCAATCCGGCCACCTCGCCTTGATCTCGGCCACCTTCGCCAGCCACGTCCCGGGCGGCACCTCCCCGCGCTGCTCTTGGAAAAACAACGGGTCGGACTCGTCGCGGTAGGCTTGAGCGCGAAGTGCGGAGTAGTCCGGCTGGGAGATCTCGGCAGCTACGATCTCCCAGTGCTCGCCTCGCCAGAATGCCGAGTGTGTTGCCGGGTCGTAGTCCGGCGCCGGCACGCCGGCCCGACCCATCCAGGGTGCTGGCACATCCACACGGATGTGCTCACCCGTTTGAGGGCTGTAGCAGTCGCCCATCAGAATGCTCCTTGGTAATGGTCGGCGGCGCAGCGCAGGCTGGTAAACCAGTCTGCCCCCCAGGCCGAGGTACCCCAGCCTGAGCTGCGAGACCCGGAGTTCGTCGAGCTGTTGCGAGCGCCGCCGAAGAACGCTGCGATAGGCGTCCCTTTTCGTCCGTCAGCTTGCTGAGCGGTACGCTGTTTTGACATCCTCCCCGGCCTGAAGGCCGGAGATTCCTACGACGCTCAGGCGCAGCTCAATGCCGCGCCTGAGCCGTTTCGGCGAGTTCCTGCTGCTGGCGGTATTGCTGCACCGCTCACTTCACAGGCGAACCGGGCGTGTCCCGCCCTTAGAACATTGATCGCGCCGACCAGATCGGCGTTTTCCTCGAAGCCGCACTCGACGCACGCAAACTGCGCCTGCGTCTTGCGGTTGTCCGCGCTGACGTGCCCGCAGCACGGGCACGTCTGGCTGGTGTAATGCGGTGGCACAGCAACGAGCCAACCGCCGTTCCACGCCAGCTTGTAATCAAGTTGGCGGCGAAACTCGAACCAGCCTTGGTCGAGGATGGATTTGTTCAGGCCGGATTTGGCCCGAACGTTTTTCCCAGGCGCTTCGGTTGTGCCTGCCGCCGACTTGGACATATTCCGAACCTGCAAGTCCTCGATACACACCATCGCGTGGTTTTGGCTGATCGCGGTCGAGGTCTTGTGCAGGTAGTCGCGGCGGGCATTGCCGATGCGGGAATGGATACGCTGGACTCGGGCCTTGGCCTTCTTCCAGTTGTTGCTGAACTTCACCTTGCGGCTCATCGCCTGCTGCGCCTTGCGCAAGGCAGACTCATGCCGCTTGAAGCTGTTGAGCGGCGCATAGACGGTGCCGTCCGAGAGCGTGGCGAAGCGGGCCACGCCCATGTCGATACCGACGGCATCGCCTTGCGGTACGGGTTGCTCGACCTCGCGTTCCGTCTGGATCGACACGAACCACTTGCCGCACGACTGGCTCACGGTGACGTTCTTCACCGCTCCGAGTACGTCCCGGCTGCGGCGATAACGCAGCCAGCCCAGCTTGGGCAGGAAGATTCGGCTGTTGGACTGGTCGAGCTTGATCTGCTTCGGGTCGGGGTAGCGGAAGCTGTCGCGCTGACCCTTCTTCTTGAAGCGCGGGAAGTCGGCCCGCTTGGCAAAGAAGTTGGCGTAGGCCCGCTCCAAATCCTTGAGCGTCTGTTGCAAGGGATGCGTTGGTGCATCCTTGAGCCACGGCGTTTCCGGGCCATTGCGCCACTCGGTGAGCAGCTTGCACAGTCCCGCATAACCAAGCTTCTTCTCGCCGCGCTCGTAGCGTTCCTTCTGCAACGCCAGCGCCTTGTTGAACACGAACCGGCACGATCCAGCGAAGCGGCGCATCTGCCGCTCCTGCTGGCCGTCTGGGCGTAGCTCAAACTTGAAGGCTTGAAGTCGTTGCATGGATCAATGATACTCTTGGTCTATGAGCGATGACAACGATATTCGACATGGACGGCACTGTGTTTTCAAGATGCACGTTCACTTGGTCTTTGTGGCGAAGTATCGCCGCGCAGTGTTTGATGGCGACGCCATCGACCGCTTGCGCTTGATCTTCGCCAAGATCTGCGCCGACTTCGAGGCGCGGCTGATCGAGATGGACGGCGAGGACGATCATGTTCATCTGCTGGTCGAATACCCGCCGAAGGTGGCGGTGTCGAATCTCGTGAACAGCCTCAAGGGCGTGTCCAGCCGCTTGCTTCGGAAGGAGCGGCCCGACATTCAGAAACGCTACTGGCGCGGCGTCCTGTGGTCGCCGTCATACTTTGCGTCGAGTTGCGGCGGCGCTCCAATCTCCATCGTGCGCCATTACATCGAACAACAGCAGACGCCACACTGAAGCACCAAGGACGGCTACGCCGTCCGCGCTATCCTTCCCCGCCCTGAACGGCGGGGCTTGTCGCGCACCTGGTCAAAAATCTGCGTACTACCGCGAATTTTCATAACCATGATTCGGTTCCTTTCATCTAGCGGGATTCACCCCTGCCGACATGGCAGGGGTGACGGTCAAGGGTGTTTAGGCCTTGAAGTAGATGACGCGAACCTTGTCACCTGCCAGCGGAGCAGCGTCGAGGGTGATAGTCTGGCCGGTCACGGTGTAGTCGTCGGTCAGTTCCTGCAGCAGGCCATTCAGGTACACCTGCAGGGTGCCGGTGTAGGGCACGTTGGAGATGGTGAAGTCAGCATTGACACCATCCACGGCCCCCACGGGGGTTTCGCGGACGTAGGTGGCACCGGCAGACTTGGCGTTCAGCTCATTGATGGCACCGGCATAATTGGCGTTCAGCTCATTGATGGCACCGACCAGGGAACCCTTTTCGGTGGTGGTCAGGTCGCTCAGCGTACCAACAGCGCCTTCAGCCGTTTGCAGACGACCTTCGACTTCGTCGATAGCGCCTTGAACGTCGGTGGCAGCCAGGCCGGAAGTCGTGTTGGTATAGGCCACGGTGGCGGCAGTTTCGGTCTTCTCGGAGTTATTGACCCTGTCCCAGGCGGCGCCGTTGGAGACGATCCAGTCGCCAACCTGGTAATCCACGCCGTCGATGACGCCGGCTACGTAGATGATGTAATAGTGACCTTTATTGTCAGCAGAGGCCGCAGCGGGGACGGTACCAGCAGAGGCGTCGAACGCCCCTTGATATACCATCGCGCCGACAATGGCGGAAGGCAACAGGGTGGAGAGCAGCTTGCCATCACCGCCGATGACGGTGGAGTCGAGCTTGGTTACACCAACGGTGTAGTCGCGAATCTGGGTACCGCGAATGAGAGTTTGTGCCATTTTTCAGTTCCTTTACATTTTGCCGCGCTTGAATTCGCGCAAGCGGAAGATGTGATCGTCGAACCGTCGCTCGTCACTCTTGGCAAACCGCACCAAAAGATCGGCCACAGGCCAGGGGGATGTCACAACAAATTCCCCCCTCTCATACCCTTGCAGTACGCCACCCTTAGCCAGGGCAAAGGCAGCAACTGCAACGTTTCTCGTCTTTACTGTCTCAGGCATACCGCCACCAGGTAATCATTACGTCGTCCAAGGGCTCGGCCGGCGGGTCGATTACGACGGTCTGCGCCACGCAGATATAGTCGTGCTGCAGGACCCCGTTCAGGCTGACCAGAGCAACGTTGTTGACGGGCTCGCCGCTCAGTACAAACTCGCTCTGGCCACACGGGCCTATTGCAAAAACGACTGCTCCGGGAGCAGGACACCGCTCGCGACACCGGCCAGGGAGTGCCCGTCGGGCAGCTCCGCAACACGACCGTTGTCGAGGACGAGCGGGCGGCGGAGCATCAGGCGCGGATGATGCCGTCAGTCGCTTCAAAGACAATGCTCGTGGCTTCGGAGGCACGGCCCAGGTACTGCACCACGCTGCCGGCAGCCGTAGGGGCGATGGCGGTCACTGCACCGGGGGTGACAGCGGAGAGGTAGTAGCGCTCGCCAACGGTAAGACCGGTCAGGCTGGTGTTACGGCCTTCGAAATACACGGCAGCTGGCTGGCCCATCAGCACGGCGTCGAGCACGAAGCCATCGGCTTCCTTGCCCACTGCAGAGGCGTCAGCCTTGCGCACACCGCCGGAATACACATTGACGAAGTCGCCGCCGGAGAGATCCTCTGTGGCGGTCAGGGTCAGGACATCGGCGCTGATACCGACTGGCATCAGGGACTCGTCCAGGCGGCCGTCGCTGCCGGTGCGCACCAGTTTGTTGGCGTCGGTGGCGCCAGTGGTTTGGGCCAGTGACTCGATCACCTCTTCGACCATGCGGCCGTCGGCGTTGACTTTGATGAATTTTTGCGGCTGTGCCATTTCAAGCTCCTAAAAGGAAAACAGGGGTATCGCGCTGAATCAGCAGCGAGGTGGGGGTTATTGCCAGACCGATGCAGGTCAGTGCAACGGCGTCGGGCACGGTTTGCGTCAGGATGCCGGAGGGGCCGTAATAGACCGGCTTGCCTGGCACCCAAGACCATGTCAGTTCGGTGATCGTGTCGCGCAGTGCGACGGTGACTTGAGCCCCGGCCTCTGCCGAGTGGGTGCTGATGCCAACATAAGCCCAGGCGCTCTCGGGCTCGGCGTAGATTGCCGTGCCGTCCGTCTGCACCTGGATGGCGCGATGGCCGGAAAGTGCGATGGCGGCAGGCAGGCTGAACGCGGCTTCGAGCCCGGTGAGTGTGGTCCAGACCAGCTCGCGGGGGCGCTCTGGACGGTTGGAGCGCACCAGAACCTGACCAGGAGCGCCGTCTGTCTCCGTGAACGGCCGCTTTGGCAGTTCGATCTGGACAAAGTCGTTGAAAGTCATCGCCATCAGGCCACCTCCCCGAATACGGCTGTCAGCGTGCCAGTGGTGTTGGCGCCGGCAAAGGCGGTGTCAGACAGGCCGAGGTAGTCGCCCGTGGCGTTGTAGCTGCCGTCCGCGTTGGCGATGTAGTAGCCGTTGGCCACCACGGCGTTGTTGGTCTGGCGGGCCAGCACGTTGCCGCCGGAGACCTGGGCGCTGGTCTTGGTCGGGTCAGCCACGGCTGCACCGATGGGCGCGACCCGCGCGAAGGCCGGGAAGGTGATGTTGCGCGGGGTCATGCCGCCCACGACATAGTTCTGGCCGCTGGTGATCTCGCTGCCGGGAATACCCGAGAGCCCGACCATCTGCAGGTTGGCGAACACGCCTACCCCGCGTGGGGTGCTGTCGCTGATGCGCAGGGTGCGCTTGTAGTAGCCGCCGGAGAGTGTCCAGGTGCCGAGCCAGGTGCCCAGCGAGGCGTCGAGAGACGGGGGTGCGGAGAGCAGTTGGTCCGGGGTGATCCGCACTTCGTAATCCTGGCCGGTGGGGCTGGAGATCAACCGGGCCGGGTTGCCGACGATGCTGATGGCGGCTTTGGGCGGCACGGTGGCGATGCGGGCCAGGCCAGTGCGGGTGGTGGTAGCACCGTTGGCCGCCCGGGTGGCCGTGATGGTGATGTTGCTGCCGGAGCCGACGTAGCCGGTGCGGGTGTTGGTGACGCCCTTGCTGGCGCTGTAGGCGCTGGGCGCGTCAATCGCCAGGTCCGAGCTGCTGTAGCTGATCGTGTCGAAGTTGCTGGCTGTGGAGCTGATCGTGCCTGCCTCCCCTGCGCCGAACGCACCTTGCCCAGCCGGGTAGCCGATGATGATGGTGCTGATGGTCGGGTAGGTCTGGTTGAGCAGTACGGTAGCGACGCTGGTGTAGTCTGGCCCGTAGGTGCCCAGCGCGTTCTTGGCCCGCACCGTGACAGACTGCAGGCCGCTGGCGCCGGAGACGGTGATCGTGCCGGTGGCGACACCCCCTACCACCGGGAGCGTGACGCCGGATGCAGTGGCGCCGCCTGCCAGGATCGTCAGCTCAATGGCTTCAGGTTCGGTGAGGATCGTGACGCTGATCTGGTCACCAGCTTTGAGTTCAGTCTGGGCGCCGGGGTAAGCGCCGAACTGCACGTCCAGTACATCCGGCCCTGGGCCTGCAAGCGTGACGATGGCGGTGTCGCTGCCCCCTTCGTCCGTCGTGGCGGTGATGGTGTTCTCGCCCTCGACCAGGGTGATGTCAGCGTAGCCAGTGAACCAGCGTTTGGTGCTGGATTCGCTGAGGGTGACCGGGACGCCATTGACGCTTACCTCAGGGCTGTAGTCCTGCCCCCCGGCGGCGCCCACCCAGACGCGCACCGTCTTGGTGTCGCTGGTGGCGGTGAGGATGTCGGCCTGGGGAGGGACGGTATCCGCCCAGGTCTTCTGGCCGACGATGCCGGAGATACCCGTCACATCCTGGATGAAGACGGCGGCGCCCTGCCCTGCCTGGCTGGGGCGGCAGAGGCAACCCAGCTCCACGATTTCGGGCGGGGTATGGGTTTCGACTTCGACGACCTCGGCACGCTCGCTATCCTGCACGGCAAAATCCACCTGCTCTGGCGGGAGTTGCAGGGGGATTTCGACAACCTGCGCGGCCTGGTGGCTGGGGATTTCCAGCAGGTCGGGGCGGGGTGCGGGCGGCAGTTCGATGTCTATGTCAGACATAGCGGCCCTTGGGCACGACGCGGGCGGGCCCCTCGATGAAAGCCCGGGTATAGGCTACGCCGGTTGGGGGGGTGAGGTAGAGCACGTAGCTGCTGGCGGTGATCGGAATCAGGCTGACTTCGGCCGGCTCCATGACGACGCTCGACATTTCCCCCGCGATGCCCGGGGTAAAGTTGGTGGTGCGCGCCGCCTGGGAGCCATTTTCGTTGAGGATAATCAGCTCAGCGGTGTAGCCGGTCATGTCCATGGGGATGCCACCGGCGACAGGCCGAAAATTGAGTTCCCAGCGGCTGCCGTGGCGGAAGGTCTGGGTGCGTTTGATGGGGGTCATGGCACCACCCCCTGGCACAGCGGCTGAACGGTTTGCCACCAGGCCTGCCAGCCCTCTACTTGCCGGATGTAGTGCCGGCAGTCTCCGTAATTGTCGGCAACCGTGGCGAGGGCGGCAGCGTCTGTAACGGGGTCGGCTTGACCAGCAGCCAGGCGGGCGGGGTCGGCTGGCGTGCCGGTGGCGGCGGCATCGTGGTGCAGGCGCCAAGGGCCAGGCAGAGTGCAGCGATCAGCAGGGGGCGTGACTTGGACATAGCGGATGACCTCTTTGGTGATGATGCGGTCGGCCTGGGCCTGGGTGGCGTTCTGCTCGGCCTGGATGAGGGCCAGGCCATCCACGCTTTCCTGGGCCTGGGCGGTGGCCTTGATGCTGGCGCGGGCGGCGTCGAGCTGCTGCGCGGCTTCGTGGTCGCCGCGCAGGGTCCAGCCGGTGGCCATGCCGAGCATGGCGCCGATGCACAGGGCGATGATGGCGGTGCGGAGGCTGGCTACCATTGGTCGCAATCCTGTTCGAATTGGGCGCGCTCATGGGCGCGGCGCTTGATGAGGCCGGGGAGTTGCTTGCCGCCGGCGTAGGTCCAGCGGTTGAATTCCCGGGCGGCGCCGTGGCAGTCGCCGGCGTTGATCTTGCGCGCCAGGGTGGAGCGGGCGTAGGCGCCCTGCCCCACGTTGTACACAAACGAGCAGAGGGCATCGTACTGGCCCTGGGTCATTTCGACGGGGGTGGCGCGGGCGATGATGGCGCATTCGCGCCGGGCGTCTTCGACGAGCCAGGCCTGGCATTGCTGCAGGGTGGCTTGCTGGCCCTTGAACACGCCCAGGGTGCGACCGTGGCAGATGGTGGGCACGGCCCAGCCGTGGGCGGGGTCGGCATAGGCCTGGGCCACGGTCTGGCCGCCCTGGGTGGTGGTGGGCCCGGTGCCTTCATGGTCGGCAATGTAGGCCAGCCCGGCCAGGGAGGCGGCCAGGGTGATGGCGGGGGCCAGGGTGCGCTTGATCATGGATCAGGGCTTCCTGGGGGGAGGCAACACGCTGTCCGGGCAGCTCGGCGCGGCGCACTCCCGGGGGCATTCTGCGGCCCGCTTGCGCTGGGCAATGCGGTCGCGCACCAGCACGTAAAGCTGGGCCAGGGTGTAAATGGCGGTGAGGATCAGGACCCAATCCTGCAGGGGCAGCCCTGCCACGGTGAGGCCGGATACGGCAACGGGAGGGGCGGCTTTGGCGGCAGCGGTCACGATCTCGGCTTTTTCGTGGGTCATGGGTCGGGAAAGATGAATGGCTGTCATGGCTTGCGACATGGCTGACACGCGGGCGCCGTAGCGCCCGCGCTTGAGATGGATCAGGCGACCGTGCCAGGGACCCCCGTGAGCTTCACCAGCATGGTGGTGGCGCCATCGCCCGCGGCTTCCCAGGCGAAGGCAGCCGCGCCGGTGATGTCGCCCGCTGCCGGGGTGGCGGCGTTGTCGTCAAAGGCGCCGATGCCGGAATTGGCGGAAATGTCGAAGACCAGGCTTTGGCCCTGGGCGATCACGGCGCCGGAGACCTTGGGCAGGCGGAACACGCCATTGACGTGGGCCTGGCCGGTTTCGCCGATAGCGACATCGTTCTGGACCACGCCGATGATGTTGCCGATCACCACCGGGTCACCGGCAGAGAGGGCGGCCACCGCCACAAAGGGCAGGACGTGGCCGGGTTGCAGTTTGTTGTTCATGCTTTTGCTCCTGAGTTCGTTGGGTGGGGCCGGGGCGATCCCCGGCCCGGTCAATTAGCCGTTGCGGGCCAGGGTGCGGAAGTCCAGGGCCTTCACGCCGGCATCCAGGCGCACCTTGAATTCCACGCCATCCACGTTCCAGCCGTTCTGCTGCTCCAGGGTGGGGGTCTGCACGCCGTCCAGGTAGCTCACCTCGATGGTGTCGTGCATGGTGCTGGAGGCGGCGCCGTACCACTTGGTGGCGCTGTTGGCGTCCAGGCGGGCATCGGCGATGACGTTGAAGGTGCCGCGCACGCTGTTGGGGATGGTCTTGTTGTTGTCGCCGCCCACCTCGAACTCGGAATCGCGCACCACGTTGGCGGTGCCCTGCAGGGCCAGGGGAACCAGCAGGTGCGCCAGGCGGACGTTGAGGGGCACACCGTCGAGGGCCTGGGTGCCCATCTTGACGCGCATGGCATCCACGTTGGCGGAGGTGATGCCGCCAGCGGAGAGCAGGTTCTTGTGGTCGTTGTGGAACAGGGCCTTGCCGTCGGCCATGTTGTGGTTGCCGGTCAGCACGGCATAGACCAGGTTGCCCACGGTGCGGATGGCGGCCCGGCCCATGAGGCGGGGAATCTTGCTGAAGGCGTCCAGGTCGTCATTGATGATGGCCTGGCGGGTGATGGAGAACATGCGGCCATAGGTGGCGAGCTGTACGGTCTCGCCCCGCTCGCCCACGGTGGCTTCCTGGTATTCGCCGCCTTCGGGCACCACGGCCAGGGCGGGGAACAGGTTCAGATCGACGCGGCGGGCGATCTTGAAGTCGGAGAGGTTGCCGATGGACGTCCAGGCCTGGAAGGTTTCTTCGGCCTCTTCGTAACCCTTGAGCATGGCCTTGTTGGCTACGTCGGCCAGCAGCAGGGGGAAGTCGCTGGTGGAGTGGGTGAAGGCCATGGCCACCACGTCCATCTTGCCCCGGGCTTCGGCATTGATGCCGGCCAGGCGCAGGGAGGCGCGGGCCAGTTCCAGCAGGCTGTAGCCCCGGAAGTTGTTGGCGGTGTCGTCCTTGGCCAGACCGGCGCGGGCCATGATGGCGGCCTGGGTGCCGGCGCGGAACTTGTCGCGCTCGTCTTCCAGGGTGACGACATGGGAGCCGGCCACGGGGGTGGCGTTGCCGAACAGCATGTCAGCCAGCTTTTCCTTTGCCATGGCCGGGGTACAGCCGGTATCGTCCTCGCACTGCTGACGCAGGGACTGAACGCCGTCGCGGCCTTCGAACTTGGCGAAGGCGGAACGGATGCCGGTGCGGCGCTCCTTATCGGCGGCCAGGGCAGCCGCCTGGATGGCAGCAGGATCTTGTTGATTCGCGGCCTGAGGTGCGGCCGCCGGGGTGATGACGGTAGTCGTCATGGATTGCTCCTTTTGTTTGGCGGATGCTTCCGCAGGGGTGAAAAACTGTTTGAGCTTGGCCTTGGCGCGGTCTGCGGAAGCGGCCACTGCCAGGGCGGTGGTGATGGTGTCCACATAGCCTGCGGACTGGGCCTCCTGCGCAGTGAAGTAGTGGTCCTTGCCGTCGGTGAGCAGGGCCAGGCATTCGTCGTAGGACTTGCCGGTCTTGCTGGCGTAGCTGTTGGCCATGGCGGCGGCCCAGGTGTCCAGGTTGTCGGCGATCTCGCGCAGCTGCACGGCGTTGCCGTCGGCCCAGGTCCAGGGGGCGTGGATCATGAACAGGGCGTTTTCGGCCATCTCCACCTCGTCGCCCGCCATGGCGATCAGGGAGGCGATGGACATGGCTACCCCGTCAATGGCGACGGTGACCTTGGCCTTGTGGCGCTTGATGGCGTTGTGGATGGCGATGCCGTCGGAGACGGAGCCGCCATAGCTGTTGAGGCGGACGGTGATCTGCTCCACGTCCAGGTCATTGACCTGGGAAATGAAATCCTTGGCGGAGACGGATTCGCCCCACCAGCTTTCGCCGATTTCGCTGTAGATGAAGATTTCTGCGCTGGCGGCCTGGGTTTCGGTGGCGGCCTTGGCCTTGATGTCAAACCACTTCATGGCGGGTTCCTTGATGGGTTAGCGGGATGGTGCCCGGCTGCGCGTCCGGTTTTAGGGGGAAAACCGGAATTTCCGTCGTCGGCCAGGGCGGCGCTGATGGCCTGCTCCATGGCCGCGTCGGAATCGAAGTGCAGGCCCTTATCGGCGCACTTCTTGCGCCAGGCGGAGACCTGCTCCAGCACGTCCATGGGATTCACGCCCCGGCGGCGCATCACCTCCACCTCGGAGGCAAAGCCGGCCCGGGTCAGGATCAGCCAGGCGTTGGCTTCCTTCACCGGATCAATCCAGGGCATGGACTGGCCGATGTAGAGGGCGTCGTCGGCGGTTTCGGGCACCACATCGGCGGGGATGGGGACCACGCCGTACATGTCGGCAAGCAAAACAAACCGCTCCCACACCGGGCGGATCACCATGCCGGTGAATTCGTCGGTGAGCACGGCGTAATGCACCCACTGCTCCACCAGCTCCTGGCGCTGGGCGCTGTAGGTGCCGTCGTAATCCCGGGCGGCGCTGGAGTAGCTGACGCCGATGCCGCTGGCCACGGCGCGCAACTGGCCCATGCGCCAAGTGATGGCGTTGGGGTTGGGACGCTTGGTGTCGATGAAGCCGATGTCTTCGCCAACGGCCAGGTTGTCGATGATGCTGCCGGGCTCGAAGTCGATTTCGCGGGGAATGGGCTTGCCATCGGAATCCACGGAGCGGGCGTCCTGGCCGGGGTCGAAGCCGTCAGGGCTGTGGCGCTTGATGTAGAGCGTGAGGTCGGCGGCCAGCTTGGCGGCAATCTGCTCGGAGTTTTCGTATTCCTTGAGGTCTTCCAGCCGGGCGATGACGGCAGCGAACTCGGAGACGCCGCGCAACTGGTGCAGGCGATCCGGCCGCATCAGGTGGAGGAGGTCTTCCGCCGGGATGCGCTTGAGGTCAGCCGTGGAAAGCAGAGCCGGGGCATCGCCCGGGTGGGTCTTGTGCACCCAGGCGCCCACGGTGCGGCCCCAGGCGTTGGTTTCGATGCCCTGGCGAATCTTCCTGGCCGGGTCAGTGAAGCTCATGGGCACCATGTCCGGCTCGAACAGCTCCAGGCTGAACGGCACCCGGGTTCCATGGTCCAGATAGGGCACCCGCCCGATCATCTGGGCAAAAGCCTCGCCATCGCGGAACCACACCCGGGCCAGCATGCGCTGGGCCTTGGCCCAGGTGTGGCGCCAGGTGACTTCGGGGCGGCGCTGCCAGTCCGCCCAGGCGGAACGGAGGGCGGCGGCATAGGCTTCGTGAATGGTGCCATCGGCCCGGCGCGGCTGGGGCTCCACGCCGATGCCGGTGGGGCCGACTACGTTATTGACCAGGGTGCGGATGATGCCCCGGGAAAGATCGTGGTTGCGCTCCAGAAACCGGGCCTGGGCACGCAGCACCACGGCGCCCTGCTCCACCAGGCTGTTGGGGGAGCCGCCTTCCCGGTGCAGCTTGCGCAGGCGGGATGGCTTGGCGCCCTCATAGTGGGCCAGGGGCGGTAGCGTCAGCAGGGAACTGGCAGCGGCAGCGGCCTTGCCTGCCTTGCGGGCGGACTTTTTGGCCTTGGGCAGCTTGTCCTGCCCGGACTTCTTGCCCTTGCTCACGAGAACCGCGCCCGGGACATGCGCAGCCCGCCCACGGAGGGCACCCGAGCCTTGGCGGCCTGCTCGGCGGAGACCTTGGCCTCCCATTCCTTGCGGCCAGCCCGCACCTCCGCCAGGTCTTCCTGGCGGAACATGCGATCACCGGAGCGGAACTCCTTGCCCTGGAGAATGGCCTGCTCGGCGGCCAGGTAGAAAGCGAGCATGTCGGTAGCGGTACTCATGCCCGCTACCGTACTGATTAGGGCGTCCGGTTTTTAGGGGAAAAACCGGAATGGTTGGGGTTGTGTCGCTTAATTCGAGTTAGGCGGCATCCAGTGGCCGCTGTAAGTCCGAGACAACTGCCCGGTGACAAGCACCTCTCTCGGCTCCACTTCGTCCTCGCGAAGGACTTGCACCACCGCTTCTTGCCCACCGACAATCGAGTAG